GTGATACTTCGCTACATCATCCAGTGCCCGCTGTGCCTTCGGTGGTACGACGACGAGACGCACGAGCACGAATGCCCGCACGAGGAAAAATGAAGATCAAGGCTGACGACGGCGATCCCTCTGGAAAGGCTCTTGCCTATAGCCAAGCGGTGTTCGTGATCTGGCGCTCTCAAGACGGGCGCACCGGCTGGGAGAAGGTGAAGCCTGAGGATGTGCCGGAGTGGGTGACGCATCCCGCTGTGCTCGGTCGGCTCGTGAATGGCGATATGTGCATGGACCCGATGCTTGGCGAGCGGGGTTCTGACTGGTATCGAGCCGATGTCTTCCTCGCGCCGCGCGAGCGCGAAAGGCTCGAATCTGCGCTTGCCCAGCACGATTCCAGCGCTGCGCGTAAGATACTGAAGATGCACACTCTTCACTGAGGAGATCGAGATGGCCGACACGCTGCACGACATGCAGTTGACGAAAGCCGAGTTGAAGGAGCGCGGCGGCCCGGCGATGCCCGTCGCAACGAAAGACAAAGGGCCGAAGTTCCCATGGGGTCTTGAAATCAGGCTCGACGAAAAAGCGATGGAGAAGCTCGGCATGGACGATCTGCCCGAGGTGGGCGAGCTATGCCAGATCACGGGCCTTGGCCGCATCGTGTCGGTCTCCGAGCGCGAGACTGCCGAGCAATCCTCGAAGGACATCTGCATTCAGATCGAGAAGCTCGCGCTCAACGTGAAGGAAGAATCAGACGCGGCCGAAGCCGCGGAGGCGAACGACGCCTTCGAGGCCGGCACGAAGAAGGGAAGGGGTCGTGCCGCTTCCGGCTACTAACAGCGAGGAAATCGTCAAGCAGCTTGTCGGCTCCGCCGAGCGGGAGAGAAAAGATACCGCCGTCGTCACCGAGCTTGAACGTCAGTCTGCGCTGTGGCTTAAGCTCTAAGCGCACGTGGAAAAGCGCATCGCATCGCTTCGCGCGAGGAACGACAACGACAAAAACGCAGAGGAGACCGCGAAGCTCAGAGGAAGGATAGCCGAACTTAAATTGATCGCCGCGCTTGACAATCCGGCGGTGGCGATGGAACCGGACAAGGGCGAATAGCCCGAAAGAACTGGGCCGCGTCGCAACGACGCTACCCGAGTAGCAGGCGGACGACCCGAAATTCATGGCCCTCCGCATTTCTCTTGTGAGGCACTAAAGGTGGACAACGACAAGGTTGGGGCAGTAACCGAGCGCACTCCGGAACAAGTCAAGGCCGACGAAGCCGAGGGCGAGAAGGCATTCGCCGATGGCGTAGCCAAGACGACCGGAGCAGACCTCGTTGATGACAAGCAGGCGAAGACGGATGATGCCGAGACCCAGGCCGCCGCGAAAGCCACGGCCGAAGCCCAGGCGAAGGAAAAAGCTGACTCAGAAGCGAAGGCGGCAGAAGAAAAGGCCGCCGCAGAGAAAGCCGCCGCCGATCCGTGGAAAGAAGTGCCCGCTGTCGTTCGCGACGAGTTCAAGAAGCTCGGGGACATTCCATCGCAGATCAGCAAGCTCGCCGGTCATATCGGCGGTTTCAAGCGGCAACTCGATCAAATCACTGCCACGGCGAGTGCCGCCGCAGAGAAAAAGGGCGAGCCAGCGCCGACGAAACTTGAAATCGCAGAAGCCCTTGCAGACCCGGAGAAGTGGAAGCAGTTGCAGGAAGACTTCCCCGAGTGGATGGGGCCGGTTGCGGCCGAGCTAACGAGATTGCGCAAGGAAATGTCGGCCGTTGCAAAGAGCGCCCAGGAAAGACCTGCGCCTCAGGCGGTCCCCGCTCAAGCCGAACCAGTCAACACGGCGGCGATCATCGCGGAAGCCGAAGAGCGGGCTTACGTTCGCTACAAGCACCCCGACTGGAAGGCGATCTGCGCATCACCCGAATTCGCAAAAGACTGGCTTCCCAAGCAGTCCGAAGACATCAAGGCGAAAGCCGCGAGCGAATCGGCGGACGATGCGATTGCCGTTTTCGACGCATACAAGGCCCACAGGCAGAAACTCGCCGATGAAGCCGCAGGGAAGGCGAGGCAGGAAAAACGCCTGGCAGCAGCGGTGCCGGCCGCAGGTTCGGCCGAGCCTCCTGTTGCCGGAATTTCGGACGAAGAAGCCTTCGAGATGGGTCTTAAGAAGACTCTGAGGAAGGCGAGCTAGAAAAGGAGAACGCCAAATGGCTGTTCAAACCTACGCTTCACCGGCAGGGCGGATCAACCTCATCAAGGGTGAAACGCTCGGCCATGCAATTCCGGTGGAGGTTCTGGCGCTCGGTTTCAAGATGAAGCCGATGCCCAAGAACCAGGGCGACACGATCATCTATCGCCGCTGGCTCCCCTACGGGGCCACCACAGTCTCGGTGAGCACGCAGGACCGTCCCGTCGTAGACCCGGTGAAGCACATCCTGCAAGAGGGTGTGACTCCAGCCGCCGAAACCCTCACGCCCGTCGATGTGCAGGTCACGCTGTTGCAGTACGGCGCCATCTATAGCTACACCGACAAGGCTGCGGAACTCTACGAGGACAACATCCCCGACGAGATGAAGCAGCAGACCGGCGAAAGAATGGGGCTCGTTCGCGAGATGATCCGCTACGGGGAACTCAAGGCCGCGGCCAACGTGTTGTACTCGGGCGGTGTCAGCCGGGCGACCGTGAACCAGAAGCTCACGCTCAACATGCTTCGCAAGATGACGCGCACGCTGAAGCTCAACCACGCGAAGAAAAAGACGCGCATCCTCGCATCGTCAGGGAATTTCGAGACCTTCGGGGTCGAGGCGGCCTACATGGTGTTCGTCTCCACCGACGCTGACTCGGACATCCGCGATCTCGCGGGCTTCATCCCGGTTGCCCGCTACGGGCAAAGGACCGTGATTTCGGAACACGAGATCGGCTCCTGCGAGGAATTCCGTTTCATCGTTTCGCCTGAACTCGCGGGCTATCCTGACGCGGGGGCGGCTGTCGGAGCGACGGGGCTTTTCTCGACCACGGGTGCGAACATCGACGTGTATCCGGTCATCGTTATGGGAGAAGAAGCGGCCTACGACGTGGCCCTGCGAGGCACGAAGAGCTTCGATCTCGTTCACCTGCCGCACACCCAGAAAGACAAGGCCGACATCCTCGGACAACGGGGCTATGTCGGGGCGTCGTTCTGGTCGGCGGCGAAGATGACCAATGCAGGGTGGATGGGACTCATCGAAGTGGGAATAACCGCCCTAGCGTAATTCAAGCGAGCGAAAGGAAATCAGATGGAAAAGTTCATGCTGTACGGGCAGAACCTCTGCCTCTCCAAGGCAACGCTCGCCGCCGCGGGTGGCAACAACACCTTCGGCACGACGGGCATCCTCACCTACGTCATCAACGGGAAGTTCTACACGCTGGCGGCGCAGGTGGCGGCGGCAACTCCGGTGGTCGATGCGGTGACCGGGAAACCCATCACCCTTACGAAGCAAAACGGCTGCGTGGTCGTGTGGTGCGTGGACGCGGCAGGCGCGGTGAAGGTCGTGGTGACGCCCATCGTCCCGAACCTTACCGGGGCCGATTCGGTGAGTCTCGACGCGGGCGCGGGAGCGGCGGGAAAGTTCGTGCCGACGCCTCCGCAGTTCGGCCCCATTCCGGACACGCTTTGCCCGTTTGCCTACACGGTCATCAAGGGCGACCCGAACGTGGTGGGCGTGTGGACTTTCGGGGTGAGCAACTGGAACGCGGCGGGCATCACGCTCGTTCACCAGGACATCTGCATGCTTCCCGATAGGCCACAAGTGAACTGAAGCAGGTGCCGGTGCAGTAGGTGCAGCAAAAGGGGCGCTTACGGGCGCCCTTTCTTTCCACATCAATTCAAACGACGAAGGAGATTCACCATGCGCAACTGGGCGAAGTTTATGAACCTGGAAGTGTTCAGGAAATTGCGTTTCGAGAAGGGCACCATCATCGAGACGCTGGACAGGGACGGTAGCTCGAACACCTCGCTCCCCAATACGACCACGAACGGCATCACCGCATTCGCAGGCGGCGGTCAGGCGAATGCAGTTCCTCTTACCGAGCGCATGAACCGCGTCACGACCGTCGCGGTGGCGAACGACTCGGTGAAACTGCCCCCCGCCATTCAGGGCATGGAAGTCGTCGTCGTGAACGCTGCGGCGGCGAACTCGATGAACGTATTCCCCTCAACCGGAGACGCGATCAACGCTTTGGCTGCGAACGCGGCTTTTGCGATGGCCGCGAACAAGGTGGGGCTTTTCTACTGCGTGAATAGCGGGCAGTGGCACTGCATCTACGGATAACTTTTTCATAGGAGAATCAAATGCCAAGGCTGCAAAAGGAACCGAGCGCCGCACAGCTTGCGGCGCGCGAGGCTGGGGCTGCTCGCTTGAGAGCGGCTGCTGAAGCGCGAAGGCTGAAAGAGCCTGTGCGCTCCACACGAAACGACCTTGAGACGAACGAGCAGGTGATCGGGCAGGACCGGCCAAGAGAAATGCCCTCGACCGGCCCGGCGCGGCTTGAGCCCGCGCATGTAGAACCCGTGGACAAGGTGGTGGACAAGGAGTATCTCGAAAACCTCAAGTTCATGGAAGAGGTGCTCACGATTGTCGTACTGGATTCCACGAACCCGACCGACGATCCTGTTCCCTACGTCATCAACGGCGGAAGACGCCAGGCATTTATCCGTGGAAAAGAGCAGCAGGTGAAGCGGAAGTACGTCGAGGTTCTCGCGCGCATGAAGTACACCACCTACACGCAGGAGAAATACAAGGACTCGCAGAACATCGACTCGATCCGCAACATCCCGCACACGAGCTTGCGCGTTCCGTTCAGCGTGATCTACGACCCGAATCCGAGGGGACGCGACTGGTTGAAACAGATTTTGGCCGAGCAATAGTGTCCGCAATCGACTACAGCACCTGGACGCTTCCGGATCTCAAGGCGCAACTCATCGTGCTCGGGGATCAGTTGAGCACCATCGACGATTCGCGCCGCGAGATCGTGAAAGAAATCAGGAAGCGCGAGCGCAAGGCCGTGGCGATGGCGCGCATCAAGGATATGAGCGCAGATGAGCTTGCGGCGCTGAAGGAAGTATTGCTCTCGTGAGCACCTTCTTGCAGCTATGCATTGACGCCCAGCGCGAGTGCGACATCACCGGGCCTGCGATTTCCGCCGTCACCAATCAGAGCGGAGAATTGAACCGCATCGTAAATTGGGTCGCGCAGGCGTGGATTGAAGTCCAGAATCGTCACACGGACTGGAGATGGATGCGCTCGCGCTACACGCTCAATCTCGCGGCCAACGTGGACTCCTATGCGGGGGCTGTGGCGGTTGACGAACTCTCAGGCAATCCCGTCACCCGTTTTGCACGCTGGCTTTTGTTCGATGACCGCGGCGCGTCCAACGTCAAGATTTACCTTCAGTCGGCAGGCAAGGGAACCGAGCGCTGGATGTCGTTTCTAGACTGGGCATCGTTCAGGGAGATTTACAAGCGCGGCATCGTGCCCAATGCGCCCCCGGCCCACTACACGCTCGACCCGCAGAATAACTTGGTATTCGGGCCGTCACCGGATGCGGTCTACATCGCATCAGGCGAGTACATGAAATCTGCTCAACCGCTTGCGGCGGAAGGAGACGTGCCCGAATGTCCCGCACGCTTTCATCAGGTGATTGTCTACATGGCGATGCAGAAATATGCGGGCTTTGAAAGCGCTCCCGAGGTGATGGCGCGCGGGATAAAAGAAGGAAACCGCATCGCGAGGCAGCTTGAAAACGATCAGCTTGCCCCGGTAGCACTCGCGGCGCCGCTCGCATGAGCCTTCGTAGACCATTGCCGCGCAACGCAACGGAGCAAATGCGGGCTGTCGCGCCCGCGGTAAGGCAGGAATTCATCGCGTTCAAAGGTGGCCTCGATCTGGAGACCCCTCCGCTTTTCGTTCCCTCGGGGATGATCCGCGCCTCGCAGAACTACGAGTGCGACGTGATGGGCGGCTACAAGACCGTGGTGGGCTACGAGAGGTTCGACGGAAGACCGTCACCCTCCTCGCAGCATTACGCGGTCATCAGTCTTCTCATCACCGGAGCCTTTGCCGTAGGCAACACGGTGACCGGAGGAACGTCCGGGGCGAGCGCGGTGGTGCTTTCGGTGGTCCCCGCTTTGGGGCCGGCCTCGGCTTATCTCGTCGTCACGAAGATCGTTGGCGCGTTCATAGCGGTGGAGAACCTGAAAGTCGCCGGGGTCACGCAAGGTGTCTCCACCTCTGGAGCTACGGTGGACGGGGCCGCAACCCCACTTCTGCACGCGCAGTACACAGCCCTTGCGGCTGACAACTACCGCGCGGACATCGCGGCAATTCCTGGCTCCGGGGACACCCTTGGTGTCGTTCGCTTCAACGGCATCACCTACGGCTTCAGGAACAATGCGGGAGCCACGGCTGCGGCGATCTACAAGTCCTCTGGCGCCGGCTGGGTACCCGTGCCTCTGGGAGAGACAGTGAGCTTCACGGCGGGGGCTGTAGCTCACTG